CGCTGGCTTTGGCGATATCGAAAAGATCGATCGCGTGTACACCAGTAACGAGATCCGGCCGATCTGCCAGCTGTTCAACCAGCTGAATGACATGCTGCGCGAAGACAGGCGATTCACCTGGAGGAAACTAGAAGAAGCAGTTGATTCCACCACATCCAGCACCTAGCTAAGAGAATGCCACTACATATTGTGGCAAACTAGTGGTGATTGGCTGCCCTGGGGAGGGACACAATGCGAGTTGAATGCAAATGCGGACACAAGGGACGGATCGCTTCACGCGAAAAGCTATCCACGGATTTCGCAAAGCTTTACTGCCAGTGCCTGGACGCAAAGTGCGGGCACACCTGGGTGGCGAACCTGACGTTTTCGCACACGCTCAGTCCGTCGGCTCAGTCATTCGAAAGGATGTTGTTTGACCATCTGCGGGACTTGCCCAGGGCGAAACAGCGGGAGCTGTTTGAGCAGCTTGGTTCGCAGGCGGTGGCGTGAGGCGCAAACCGCCGACTCAAAGGTGTCGGCGATGGAAACAGTTATCAGCGATCGGGGCTATCAGCTACCGGCCGTTTCTTCCGGATTGGTAGCTAGAACTTCAGACATCCGCTGGAGTTGAAGCTGCTCCTGCTCATTCAACAGGCGGTAAAGGTGGATAAGGCGACGTTCAACTTTGGACAGACCAAGCCATTCGAATTCGGTAATTCCAACGCAGGCGCGTTCGTTTTTCGTGCGATCCAACATGCGTACTACTCCATAAAGTGCATTGCTGAATCGACGATATCGGGGCGGGTAATGGCTACAGAGCGGAGAGACAACGAATGTCCCACCTGCTTTGTTACAGGTTAATTCCGGTGGCGAGCAGCATCATCGGCCATGGCTTGCAGGAAACGACGTATCGCTTCTTGGTCAAATGGAGTGATGCTCCTGTACTGCTTTACAAGACAATCCTCGACGTCACTCAGAGCATGCTCCGCCAAAGTTGTGCGCAATCCATTGAGGATGTAGGGAACGTCAAAACCGAACTGGCTCGCCACTTTGCTGAGATAAGACGCCGTCGCGTCACTCGTCCCGGCCTCGTAGTTTGCTTGCGTGCGTTTGGCAATACCGAGTGCATCCGCAATCTCGCTCTGCGTCATACCGCAGCGCTTCCGCTCTTCCTGCAGTCGGGAGCCTATCTCTTCGGAAAGGTGCAAAATTATTCATCTCTTATATTTACAAACGCATCGAAGTGCATCATTGTGCATCTCACACCACATGAAATTGCACGGATCTGCACTATGCCCAACACAAGCATCACCGAGCAAGCTCGGCAACAAGCGCGTGAAGCTTTAGAGAAGCGCGGCCAGACCGCGAAGAACTTTGCTGAATTGCACAACCTGAATCCCAGCACCGTTTACGCGGTGCTGAGTGGACAGAGCCATTGTCGCCGTGGGGAGGCACATCGCGCCGCCGTACTACTCGGTATCAAAGACGGCGTGATCGAACAGTAATGGCACTGGACTACAGGGAAAAGCAGAAGATGAAGAACTCCGTTCTAAAGACTCGGCGACAGGTAGTCAGTGCAATTATTTGCGCCTACCCAGGAGGACGTGAATGTGCAGCGGCTCACATCGGTCTGTCACTCAAGAAGTTCGATAACCACGCCTATGAAAACAACAACAGTCGCCCGCTGACCGACGCTCAAATCTATCAGCTCGAGCTTGAGAGCGGTACAACCTTCCTACCCGAGTACATCGCAGCCATGTACAGCGGCATGTTTGTGCCTGTCGTAGAGCCTGAATCATTGGACAACGTCGAAATGTACGCACGGTGTGTGCAGGCTGCAGCCAAGAAGGGAACTGTTGATCAGATCATTGCGAAGGCACTGGAAGACGGGACGATCAACGACGCTGAAGCCGAAGCAATCCTTCAAGCCGACACCCTACATTTGGCGGCAAGACACGCCGAAGTACTCGCGCTCATCCAACTGCATGCTTCAAAGTCGGGGACTTCCAAATGACCGGTCTGCCTGCATTACAGGAATATCAGGACATGCTCAAAGCCGCCGCGCTTGTGTTCCTGGAGCGCCACCAGTGTGAACACCTGGGCGACGATCAGCAATTGTTCGACCGCGCAGTGCAGCACCTGGTTACCGACTATGACGTCCTTACAACGACTGCTGAAAAGCTTGTGCATTTGGCCTGCAGCGATATGTCGGCAATTCGCGATCGGCAGCGTCTGGACATCGTCAGCAGCACGTCGACGCATACCGTCATCAGCGACCCCGCTACGGGTAACGTCTGGTCAATCCCGGTCAGTCTGATTTACGAACGCATTCTTAACGCACCGGACAACGGTCGTTTCCGCATAGCGGCACCGTAATCCCCAACCAATAAACCGCCTGTCCCACCTCCGTGGGTTTGGGTGAGCTGCGCCCGAAATTGAGGTTTGATGATGGAAAACGCCATGAACATCAACGCAAAACTGACGCCCGATCAGGCGCAAGCGCTCTTGGCCAACCTGCGCGAGCAATACCGTCTCAGCCTCAACGACCTTTGGTACGCAGACCAATACCGCCTGATTCCCGATGGCCTGCGCCACGGATCGATCCTTGCCAACAGTCCCGTGATGGCCGCTCAGAAACACCTGATCGGCGCCCTCACCCACAGCCTCAAAGCAGCGAAATAACCATGAGAGAAGATCTCCGCCACGACGTCCTGCAACGCCTTGAATCCGACTACGGTTTAAAACACCGCAGCGGCACTGACTACATGCGCGGTGGCACGTGCCCGAACTGCAATCAGAAAACTCTGTTCACGCGGTTTTCCGCCCCATGGATGGTGATCTGCGGTCGTCCTGAGAAGTGCAAACACACCATGCCGGTCAAGGAGATCTACAACGATCTGTTCGAAGACTGGAGCAAGCGCGCCCCTGTTACGAATGATCAGCCAAACGCAACAGCTAGGGCCTATCTGGAGTTCGGCCGTGGCTTTCGCGTTGAAATGATCTCGGGCTGGTTTTCACAAGACAGCTACTTTTCCCCCGAAGTAAATGCCGGCAGTGCCACCGTGCGCTTCGCCTTGGAAAAAGGTGGCTACTGGGAACGATTGATTGATAAGCCGCATCGTTTCGGCAAGAAGAAAGCACGCTTCAAACCGGGTGAAAGCTACAAGGGGGTGTGGTGGTGTCCGCCGTGCGTCGACCTGCTCGAGGTCAAAGAGCTGTGGATCACCGAAGGGATCTTCGACGCCATTGCGCTCATCCACAACGACATTGCTGCAGTGGCCGCTATGTCATCCAACGCCTTCCCGGAGGCATCGCTGCAAAAACTCGTCGAGTTGCGTGGTGGAAAATTGCCGACGCTCGTTTGGGCTCCGGACAATGAGCCAGAGGCTTGTGAATATGCCCGACGCTGGGTGCGCTTGGCCCGCGAAATGGGGTTTACCTGCAGGGCCGCACTGATCCCACAACCAGGCCGCAAAGTCGATTGGAACGACCTGCATCAACGTTGGCAGTTTGAGGACGACGAGCAGAAGCGTATTCACCGTTGTAAGCGTGACTTTGAAATTGCCCGCCACCAGGGCGATCTGTTGTTGGCTGAGTCTGCAAAGGAAAAGGCACTCTTGATCTATGACTGGTCAGAAGAAGGCACCGAGTTTCACTTAGATTTTCACAATCGCTTGTATTGGGCGAAGTTCGATCTACACAAACTCGACGAAGAACAGCGCGAACTGCTGAACAGTGACAATCACGAAGATCAGTTGCTTACCGAGAAAGGTGCCAGGCGTAAAGCGTTGGAAACCGCCTGTTCACTGAAACTCCTGGCCAACTGCAACTTCGAAACTTTGTATAAGCAGTTGAACGAGTCTACCGGTGAGGCTTGGTATTACGTGCGCATTAATCCACCAGGTGATGCGCCCAGCGAAAAGATCACTTTCACGCTAAAACAGTTCGCATCAAGCAGTGAGTTCAAGGCTCGGCTTCTCTACTCCAGCGCCACCTGGCTTGGTGCCCAAAAGCACCTGGATCAAATCTCCATGAAGCAGATCGAGGGGATCAAAACCGTCGAAACCGTGGACTTTGTGGGCTACAGCAAGGATCACGGCGCCTACATCTTTAATGACCTCGCCTGCCATAACGGAACGGTTTTCAAGGCCAACGCAGAGGATTATTTCGAGTTTGGCAAACGCCGCGTGAAGTGCCTGGTGAAGAACGTAAAGATCAACCCAAAGGTAAGCAGTGATGGCTATCGCGATGACTGGTTGGCAAAGCTGTGGCTGTGCTTCGGTGAAAAGGGATTAATCGCGTTGACGTATTGGTTCGGTTCACTCTTCTCAGAACAGATCCGGGCGCAGTACGAAAGCTTTCCGTTCCTGGAAGCAACCGGCGAACCGGATGCAGGCAAGACCACGTTGATCATGTTCCTTTGGAAGCTCTTCGGTCGGCACTACGAGGGGTTCGACCCAACCAAAGGCACCGTGTCAGGCCGTAGCCGCTCAATGGGCCAGGTTGCCGGCATGCCGGTCGTGCTGATTGAAGGCGATCGCAATAGCGACGCATCGAATACCAAGTCCTTCGACTGGGATGAACTGAAAGACTTCTTCGGTGGTGGCCTGCTGGGTACGCGTGGCGTGAAAAACAACACGAACGAAACCTATGAACCGGAGTTCCGTGGAACGATCGTGATCAGCCAGAACGCCCCCGTAACCGGCCACGAAGCGATTATCAGCCGGATCGTAAAGCTGCACTTCCTCAAGCCCAAAATCACGCCAGAAAGCAGTGCCGCGGCTGATGCGCTCAACCAGATGGAAATGGACGAAGTCAGTAACTTCCTCGTCCAGGCGATCAGTCACGAGCCACAGGTGATGACTCGGTTTACCGAAACCTATCCCAAGCACCGCGAACACCTGCGCTCGTTGCGTACACTGAGTTCGGCTCGGATCATCAAGAACCACAGCATGATGCTCGCCCTGATCGACTGTCTCGCCCTGGTGTTACCGCTGACCGAAACCATGATCACCAGCGCTCGCAAAGTACTCATTGAGATGGCCCACGAACGGCAGGCTGCGATCGTTACCGATCCGCCTGAGGTCGTCGAGTTCTGGCAGGTTTATGAGTACCTGGAATCGCTCACCAGCGAACCCCTGGTTAATCACAGCAAGAAATCCGATGTCATCGCGATCAACCTCAATGGCTTTGCCAAAGTCGCTGCAGAGCATCGTCAAAAGCTCGCCGACATTGGAACCCTGAGAAACCTACTGCGCGACTGTCGCTCGCACAAACTGATTGACGTTAATCGCACCACTTCAAGTGCCATTAATAGCATTCAACGCCGGAACACCCCGCTGAATCCTCCGCCGGAATCGGTGAGTTGCTGGCAGTTCAAGGCTTAACTCAGAGCCGAGACGGTCGCAATTTCAAAATTATGACTAATGAAATAATCGTAGAGTCTTATAGGAGAATTTTTAAGTGAGTAAGTTGGATCGCTTTATGCGCGAAAAGGACGTAATTGAGGTAACTTCTCTTTCGCATTCGACAATATGGCGGGCAATGAAGGATGGGCGGTTTCCTCGGCCCGTACTGATATCACCAGGACGTGTTGGATGGAGGGAATCTACAATTATCGCTTGGCAAGCAAATCCAAAGGAGTGGAAAGCTGCAGCCTCTGAAGCTTCATAATCGGCACCTGTCTATTGAGGCTACATGGCCACTGGACAGCATGGCTTTTCTAGCGATAATATTGCATCTGTCTTATATCTTATGAATCGCACGCTTTAAAACGAACACTAAGGAATCCGAAATTATGGACAACGAAAAACTGCGCATACAGTACCAAGACAATATAGGTCGCGCTGAACGCCTTCGCGAAGCGGTGATAGTCCAACTGCTGGAGTTGTTCAACACCCACAACGTGACCCTTGGCGTGCCAATTGAAAGCCGCATAAAAGATTGGACCTCGATATCAGAAAAAATCGAACGAAAAAATATAAACTTAGAAAACTTACTAGATCTGCAAGACCTGATTGGAATCCGAAGCATCCTGCTATTCAAAAGAGATCTAACACAAGTTCACGACCTGATCTCTAGTACTTTTGAAGTAGTATCAGCGGAGGATACGGGGAATCGACTTAGCGAGTCCGAATTTGGATATCAGTCGCAGCACTACATAGTTAAAATCCCGAATGCCTGGCTCTCGCTGCCAAGCCTAGCAGGGCTTAATGAATTCTTTATCGAACTTCAAGTCAGAACGCTTGCTCAGCACATTTGGGCAGCAGCCTCGCACAAATTGCAATATAAACAGGAAGCGGGCGTACCACCTCCCGTTCGCAGAGCAATCAATAGAGTTTCAGCACTATTAGAAACTGTTGACTTAGAGTTCGAGCGGGTACTCAATGATCGCGACGAATATGTCGAACACGCGCAAAGCTCAGCAACCAACAACGAACCCTTGAATGTTGACAACTTGGCAAAAACCCTGACAGAACTATTACCACCAGACAATAAAATCGAGAATGAAGGTTACGCCGAACTTTTGGAAGATTTAGCAATACTAGGCGTTACAGATACAAACAGATTAAAAGAAATCATAAACACCCACCTAAGTATAGCTTTAAAATCAGACAGCACGAGAGTTGTCGAAAAGAAACAAGAGTCGCTTCCCAACCAAGAGTCAGAACAACACAAACGACTTGAGAAGGGCGTTTTTTACGCCCATGTAGGATTGGTAAGGACTATGCTACGAAAAGAGTTTGGCGTTAAGCCTGTTCGGGAGGCTCGAGCCAAAAACTCTCTAACTAATGGCCGTGCTATAAAAAGTTCTAAACCTAAAGCTGTATAATATTTTTTTGCAACCACAATGACCAACGTTGAAGCCCCCTCTGCTTCTCCTTGAAGTAGTCATAACGGTCGTAGTGTTTGGAAGAAACATCATTAAATGCGTGGCCCTGGATTCGATCGCGTAATTCTTTCTCCAGGCCCGCAACTCCCATTAGCGTTTTACAGGTTCGCCGAACATCGCGGAGTGTGAACGGCCCATCGAACAGCTTTGTATGTCGGCTGTAAAGCTTCGTCACTGCCCTTGACAACGACTGCGTGTGCAGCGGCTTGTCTGCCATCTTCCCCATAAAACGATAGGCGCTCGTTTCGCTGATCTCATCCAGCGCTTTCAGGCTCTGCCGCATTAGTCTGTTGTAGGGCACCGCGTGCAAGATCCGCTCGCCGTCAACACCCTTGAGGTTGCGGATGACGAGGTGATCGTCAAAGTATTGCTTTCGCGTGGTGCCCAGCAATTGCTGCGGGCGCTGGCCACCTGACGCGATCAGGAACTTGATAAGCTCAGACGTCACAAGCGATAGCTGTTCGGGCAACAGATTCCATAGAGATTTGAGTTCAGCAATGGACAACGCCCGATTACCCGGCTTTTCCCAGTCTGCCTGTACGGGAATGCTGGCCACCGGATTGCTCAACAGGCCGAAGTGAACCTTGTTCTGCAGATAGTTACGCGGGTTGTGCTCTTGCTCCAAACCCAACTGGAATGCAGCGTGTAGTTGCGATCGCACGCGGTTGCAGTAGGTAGTGATGCCGTTGTCGATCATCCTCGCAATAACAGTCCGGATCTCGACAGGTCCAATCATGGCGACTGGACGCTTGACCATTTGTGGAAAAGGCCTAGTGACATAGCGTTCAAACGAGCTTTTCACGTCCTCTACTGACGCTGCATTTTCAGCCCGCAACTTGGCGATGTAATTGTCCAGGAGCTGCTGGAATGTCCCCGCCGAAATTACCTGTTCCTTTTCTTCACGGCAGTTGTCCCGGGCAACGGTCAGGCTCAACGTAGGCCATGTGCCCAGCTTCGTGAGTTTCTTCTTTCCGCCAACGAAGCGCTGAAAGTAAAACTCCTTAGTCCCGTTCGGGCGAATCTTGAGTAGCAGAACGCCCTCGCCCCTCGCACTACGCCCGTCCGAAATGACGTATGGCTTTTCCCGTGGCTGCAGCGCCCGTATCTGCTTATCCGTGAGCATCGGTGTCTCGTCCTAGTAGTTGGTGACAGTTCGTGGTGACAGTTCGCCAGAACCACTATGGTCCGAGCTGAACGAGCACTGAATGCCGCACCACGCTGAAAGCCACGATTCTACTGGGCTAAGGGGGGTTAATGATATTCCCCGACAGATGATGGCATTACGCCAACAATAGTTTCCCAAGCTGATAACGAGGGTTCGATTCCCTTCACCCGCTCCAATCGAATTTTGGTCTCACGTCAGGATGATTTTGACGGGAGATGCAGGAACACAAAAACCGGTCCGTTGTGACCGGTTTT